GTGGAGACTTAGATAATGTTACATGTTTTGGTGTTTTATCCTCCTCAACAATAACTAAATTTGGAGAGAAATCATCACTTTTCTCATCTTTATTCTTTATCTTCATATTATTAACTACTTCATCGTACGTTTCTCCATCCACTCCGTACAAATTTGCAAGACCGATCATACTATCCATCATAGATTTAACTTTTTCTTCATTAGTCTTCAACACTTTTGTGGGTAAAATACTCAAATCATTAGGCCCACAATACAAACAAAATGCTTGATTACTAGTTATAGTAGCACTAACTGTAGCAATATTAACAGCACAGAAAGTGTCACTACCTAAAACACCAGTAACAAGACACCTAGACACAGTCATCGCCGTAGTATTAGTAGCGTTGACATTCCCAAACGGTCCAGTAATAGCGATCGTCGACGTATTATTAACAGCATTAGTAACATTTATTGCTGTATAACTAGTTCCTCTTCCATACAATATTAAATAATAATACCCATTTTGAAAAAATCTTACATTAACACGATTATCGCCACTAGTGAACAGCTGACACGAACCACTTCCTTCAAATGTAGTAACATGACCTCCATTAGAATTCAAAAAGAAGTCAGAATTTGCAGTAACAGTTGTGAGTGTATTTCTAAAAGCCATAAAATTACCACCAACTCCCGACATTGCAGAACTAGAAGGATCAGAAGTGGGATCCCACAACTCACATTTATATTCAACCAACACATTTCCACAATTTGCAATATTGGCTGAAGGAACTATTGACGACAACAACCAAAAATTAGCTTGAGTCGTCATTTCAATAGGATGTTTAATATAATCAGTGTAATATCCATCAAATACACTACCTTTCTTCATTGTTTTTTTGAAAGGATTTATCCAAGACATGTATGGCTGCCACAGCGAAAATTGTTTTGCTTTCTTATGTGCTATAGCAGTTTGGTAAATTTGTGATGGTTGTTGATTGGTGAAATTGTCACCAATATCTGGATCGAAAAAACCACAAACAGCACCAGCAGTACTAGTTGGTAAACCTGTTTGAAAAATTATTTTAAATTCCTGAAATACAAATCGCTCAAAAATGCTAGCGACTTTAGCAAGACGAGGCAACCCTAATTGCGTAGGATTAACCAAAACTGGTTGATAATCTGCTATTGCATTATTAGTTTTATTTAATAAAGGCATACCCGGTACATCAGTAGTATTAAAAATAACACCGGTTTGCAACACTTCATGCCCAACTAATAATATTCTACCATCTTTCTTTCCCTGTAATTTAAATTTAGGTTTAAAATTTACAACCCTATTATTAACTCGCATACCTTGATTTTCTGTGCGAACTCTTTGATTATTACCTCTACCTCTACCTCGTCGACCACCACGACCTCGACCAAAA